TACACATTTGTTTAAAGTAATTAATCAATCTGAAAAACAAAAGAGTTTTCAAAAATAATAAAAATAAAGTTAGTAATCAAGAACCTTTTAGAATAATTAAAACAATACAACAATGCCAAGAGAAACAAGTTTACAAATAGATTTACGATTTACAGTGTCCGTTCTGGACACGAGAGGTAAAGAATCGGTTAGTGATAGCGGTTCTGTAATTAAAATGGAGATAACCTTTAAAACGCATAACTTCAAGGTTGCCGAATTAAAACTTTCCGAGGTTAGGGCTTTATTAGGAGCTACCACTGAATTTAGAGAGATAGAGGCTAATGCAACTCAACCATATGTAGGTGATGGAGAGATTCCAGTGGTTATTTCGTCTATGCCGCAAGAAAAGTTTATAGCTTGGGCAAAAACATTTGGAAATAGTCAAGCATTAATGATGTTAAACGAAGTAAAATAAATAATATGGAAAAAGAAACAGAAGTCATCAGTAAATACAAGAAATTTTTTAATAGTGAGAGTGGATGGGAATCTAACCTTTTAGCAATCGTTGTTCTTGCTTGGCTAACTCCAATATTACTCACTTACTTTATTATTAAGTTTGGCATACTTCTTCCAATAGGTCGCTTGCTTGGCGGAAAGAATAAATGAAGATAGATTTCACGCCAACAATAAAACAGCATCAGGCCTGGGAATACATCCATGATAAGACCAGCTCTGAAATTCTCTTCGGAGGAAGTGCTGGTGGTGGAAAATCATACTTTGGGGCGGCCTGGCTGCTGTATTCGTGTTTGAGATACCCAGGTACAAGATGGCTTATGGGTCGTGCTGTATTGAAAACACTTAAAGAAACTACACTGAACTCATTTTTTAGTGTTTGCTCCGACTGGGGCGTGAAAAAAGGCGAGACCTATAAGTTCAATGCACAATCAAATGTTATTGAATTTGTGAATGGTAGTCAAATCTTGCTAAAAGACCTTTATCAGTACCCTGCTGACCCAAACTTTGATTCTCTTGGTTCATTAGAAATATCTGGTGCGTTTATTGACGAAGTTAATCAATGTACTGAGAAGGCTAAGAATGTTGTTGCTTCAAGGGTGAGATATAAACTTGCGGAATTTGACCTTCGGCCAAAAATACTTATGTCTTGCAATCCAGCGAAAAACTGGGTATATGATTTTTATAAACAATGGAGAGATGATAACTTGCCAGAGCATCAGAAATTTGTTCAAGCTAAGCTTAAAGACAATCCTCACATTTCGGAATACTATGAAGAGCAGTTGAGAAAGCTTGACCCTGTATCAAGGGAGAGGCTTTTACATGGTAACTGGGAGTATGATGAAGGAAAAGATAAGTTATTTGATTACGAGGCCCTATTAAACTGTTTTAAGAACAAAGTAGAGGAAAGTAAGGAGAAATTCCTCTCTTGTGACGTAGCTTTGATGGGAAGTGATAAAATGGTCATCACTCGGTGGTCTGGTATGACTGTAGAGGAGATAATAACTAAAGATAAGAGTTCAGCTAATAGTATAGAGATATTAATAAAGAAATTGGCAGATACCCATAATATACCCAGAAAAAACATAATAATTGATTCTGATGGTGTAGGACAGTACCTTTCACACTATATGAAGGGTGTAGTGCCGTTTATTAACAATTCACGAGCTATGAAGTCTGAAAACTATAAAAATCTAAAGAGCCAATGCTACTATAAGCTTGCCGAACAAATAAATGCTGGTAACATCCATATTAAATGTAAGAAAATAGATATTAGAAATAAGATAATTGAAGAGCTTGAAGTTGTTAGAAGGAAAAATATTGACTTAGATGGGAAACTTGCTATACTTTCTAAGAAAGAAGTCAAGGCAGCCATAGGTCGTTCTCCAGATTATGCCGATAGTTTAATGATGCGAATGAGATATTTATTTGATGGAGGTAATAAGATATTAGCATGGGGATAAAAGTTCCAAACATTAGCCAAGAAAATGTAAACTTTTTCTTATAATTGTAAAATGTATAGTGAATACGAAATATTTTGTTTGAATAGATGGCACGAAGAGATAGTTTTAGACTATTTATCGGATGTGCAGGCTATAATTGATACGTCTACAGCAGATGATGACACTTACGAGGCTTTTTTAGATGTTTTAACACAAATAATCATAGTTCACAATAAAAATGGAGAAGATTCTTATTTAGACACAATATTCCGTAGTGATTGGCTTTACTCGCTACCAAACATGGTTTATTGGGCTGCACTTGGTTATCTTGCAGTTTTACCTAAAGATGAGGAGGAAATTGATGTAATAGTAACAAGATTAGCAAAACGATTAACGAAAGTCAATAATAGGATAGGAAAGATGGTTTTAATCAATCCTTTTGTTGATGGAGATAAAACAATAATGAATTAATGAAAAGTATTACAATAAACGAAGTAGAAATAGACATCCCAACATCCTGGGTAGACGTAACCTTTGAAAGGTTTAAGGGATTTAATGACATTGTAAATGCACAACCATCAATGGAAGAAGTTGAGGAGATGTTTGCTGATTCAAATGAAGAGGTTAGACAGCTTGAATTAAGCCTATTAAATATAAATCAGAATACAAAGCTCGCTTGTTACTGGACTGGCCTAAGTGAGGACGAAATATCTATGTGTGGTCTTGATGAGATAGAGGAGGTTATATCCACTGTACAATTCTTAAGTGACCCTTACAATCCGATAGCATTAGATAAGTTCACATTTAATAATGCTGTATATTATTTACCAGACCCAGGAATGGCTAATGAGAATTTTGGCACATTTATTGAAGCTGAACAAATAGAGCTTCATAATAAAAAACTGGAGACTGGAGATTTAACAGTGTTAACAAAACAAGTTGCTATTCTATGTAAGCAGAAGGGTGATAAAAGAGGTATAGTGAATGATGCTCTGGTGGATAAGAGAGCTGAAGAATTTAAACAATTAGATATGGCAACCATTTGGGATGTCGGTTTTTTTTTGATACAGCACGAAAACGCATTGATGAAACTTTTCCTAACCTCAACTCTTCAGGAGGAGACTCAAAAGCTAAAATCGCTGCTTCAAGAACTATAGGAGGGTACGGCTGGCTAAACAGTGTTTATGATGTAGCTAAAGCAGGAATATTTACATTACCAACACACTCACCTGTTAATAGTGTATTGTTAACAGAGTTGTATGAAGTTTTAACATATTTGTCTTGGAAAAACGCATGCGTTGACTATGAAAAGACTTATAACGATTTAAATAAAAAATAGAATATGGCAGCAAAGGAAATAAAAACATGTGCACATTGCGAGGGTAATCTTAGCACTTGTTCTTGTGCTTGGAAGGGAACTACAGATAAAAAACTTGTTCACATGCACTGCTACACTGAATACGAGGCAAAACTGAAAAACCAACCAATAACGTGTGGTTTTTGCGAAAAGGTTTTTACTACTGACCCATACTTTAAAACACAGGACGGAAAGTTTGCTCACTTTGCCTGTCAACATAAATACGAACAAAAATTAATTAATAAAAAATAAAAATGGCTATTCCTTTAACATACAATTTATTTCAACTTATGAGGGACTTTAAAACCTGTGCAAATGCTGCTGGGTTTTGTTCTGTAAAATTTGGGCCTCCAGAAAGAATAAATTTTGACCATAACATTTGTTATGATTTACTAAACATAGACTACCCATCATCTTACGTGGTGGAGGGAGTGAAAGAAGTTTATAGCTTCAGCTTAGTAATAGCAAGACCTATACAGTCAGGTAGCACGCAAGGTGTACAGATTTTTGATGATGACACTGCGTCTATAATGGCAGAACTTGAATTAAAGCTATGGAATATGTTATCTTGCCTTGCACTTGGAATTAGTGGAGGTGGTGGGTGTAAAGCTCATGTACCTAAGCATAAAGTAACGATAAGTAGAGAGTTTGGAGTTTTTAACGATAAATTAGTAGCTTTACGTGTTGAGTTTGATGCTATAGCTAATATTGCACAAACTGTAGATGCCTGTAGTGGAGGCCCAGCAGAGCCTGCATCAGGTTGTGAATCACCTTGTTCTGATTACTTTGGAGCTTGTGGGTGTACTGACCCTGCAGCTATCAATTATGACCCTGCAGCAGGTGTTGATGATGGAACTTGTTGTTATACTGGAATAGATGACCCTTGTTCTGATGGAGCTCCTGCTTTCCCTCCTGTTTTCCCTGGCTCTGAAACTTCAAATCCAGAATAATGTTAGAGGAGATAGCAAGATTATTATTACAATCTCAAGGTAACCCTGTTAGGCTTATGCAAAATAAGCTTAACAAGGCTATCAGAAAGGGTAATAAAAAACCACAAACTAATACAGGGGCTACAGCAGCAAGTATAAAGGCTGAAGCACCAAAAATAGTAGGAGCACGACTTAAGTGGGATTTTCAATCAAGCAACTCAGCTATAAGATTAAATAATGGTGGTTCTTTAAAAGGAAAGGGTAGTTCTGACGTTCCTTACAGTGGTAAAGGAGGAGGAGGTAAAAGTGATTATATAGGAGCTTTAATGTTGTGGGCACAAAACAAATACCAAGTCAGCCCAAAAGAAGCTAAGATGATAGCCTTTAGAGTTGCAGCAGCAGCAAAGAACAACGGAAAGACAGTTAAAGCTGACGGATGGTTAGATGATGCTAAAAAAGCTATTGAAACTCAAATTGATAAAGACTTAACAGCAATAATAGCTTCCGTAATCAATACGAAAATAAATAAAATAATGAAATTCAAGTAAAATGGAATGTATCACAACAACCTCATGGTAAATTTGTCTCAAGTCAAAGACCTATAGTTATTGAAGTAAGAGTAACTGGAACTACTATACCTGCTTTTTTTAGGGGTATTTTATGGTTGGAATCCACTAATGGAAGTGGTAATTATGTAGACACAGGTATTCGTATGAATGGATATTCTGATTCTGCTAATGGAGTTTACTCTTTTAATGTAGCTGAATATTGTAGGCAATACTTTACGGAAGAGGGGGCATTTTACAAGCAGGACTGGTGTACTTCTTTTGATAAAATGTTAGGAAGAGGGTTTAAATTAGAGATGTTCCCTGTTCAATATGCTATAGGAGGGGGTTTATCACCAGATTCCAGTAATAATAAATTCACAAATTCCTTTATAGCTGTTCCTTTGAATACTACTACT